GTATATAATGTTAACATTATTAAATGTAATATAGAAAGGAGGAACAATGCCTAGATATAGAACGAGACTACACTATAAAAACCTAGTGACTAATATTATTAACTGGTTGAATAGTGATATAGATGAGTGGACTGCAAACGATTTATGGAATGACCCAAAGGTTGAAATAAAAAATGCGATTGCAGATAATAGTAGAGACTTAAAAGAAAAGATAGACTTATATTTGGAGGGACAAGATGAGTTTTGAATTTGATGTTAAAAACTGGCGAGAAGATATTGGTGAGTACTACGACCAACATTTTAGTGAGGAAGAAATGGAAATCATTTACGAAATCATTAGAGGTAATGTTGGTATGGAAACTTTAAGAGAAAAACTTAAAGAGTTTTTTGAGGATAGTGGTATTCCAAGTGTACCCTTTATGGATTTAGATAAGGATGAGGGACTACTTGAAAGACTAGAGTATGACATAGGATATGTCGGAGGTAAGGGAACAAGGTCAGTATATAGACCGAACTAATAAGGAGGTTGGTATGAAATATAAAATAAAAGTCCCTAAAAATTTAGTAAATATATATCATTGTGAAGCAACACTATTAAAAAATGGTAAAACTAAATTTATTGAGAGTAAAGATTATTCTTGGAAAAAGTTTGAGAAAAAATCTAATAAAGATAGAAAGGAGGAACAATGGAACTAAAGAGTATAGATATTGGTATGTATGGTGGACATGCTACACATTTAAAACTATATGTACAAAAAGATAATGAAGAAAATTATACAGAGTATAGAGCAGACTTGGGTCTAGCTTTATCTTTCTTAAAGAATAGATTATCTCTTCACGATTGGAGTAAGATTAAACCTAAAATTAAATGGGGCTATCCAAGATTAGAGATAAAAGAACTGAATGATTTATTGGAGCATAGAGTATGAGTATATTAGATACAACAAAATTTGTTGAGAGGTTAAGACAAACTTTAAAAGATACAAAGTCTTTGGGTGTGGCAAGGTTAAGTCATGTACAAAAGTTTGATTATCTTTTCAATAGATGTAGTGATATTGTAAGAGATTATGATGTCGATTTAAGCAACAAACTAGAGGAGTTTTGGGATGACAGAAAAACCAAAAAGAAATAAGATAGTTAGTTGGACTATTAATATTAAGTGGGACAATGGTATCATAGAAAATATATCTGATATGGATGATGATATTTCACAACCCATTGATGATTTTCTAACTGAATTTGAAGATGAAAGGGCTAAACTAAATGGAGCAGAGTAAAGTAATAAAGTTTAAACCTAAACCAAGAAAGCCACGACCAATGAAGTATTGGTTATGTGAATTCTTTAAGAGGTATGGTGATGATGAGAATACATATCATTATATTTTTTCTGATAAGAATTTAAGAGACATGAAATTTAAAGGGGAAGGTGATGACCATTTAATTTTATCACAATTCTTTTTAAATAAATTTAAACCTAGTGACAGAGAGGGTGGAAGTTATTGGATGCATGGTGAAAGTTTGGTTAGGTTTGATGGTATGGAAGAAGTTAAACCAGAAGAGTTTGACATCTTAAGAAAAGCAAGAGTGTATGTGAATGGAACTAAACTTCCATTTGATTATAAATAGAAAGGAGTATAAATGGAAAATAAAAAAGTGAACTACTTCATTAATGATGAGGGACAATGGATATGTACTATGAATGGTACTGAAGATGATAGTGTTTATGATACTTTAGAAGGTTGTGGTTATAATTTAAAATATGGTAATCCAACTAAAGATTTTAATAAAGATGATATAAATAGAAAGGAGTATAGATGAGTGAAGATAAGAGACCAAAGATAAGTATTGCTTGGGGTACAGAAAGAGAACAAGCAAAGACTTATGTGTTTGAAAATGAAACACAAAAGGCATTCTTTATGAAGGGTGTAGATGAAGCTGTTGGTTGGTTGCAGTATGATGAAATACAATTAGGACATGAAACAATATCATACGAACAAACAAGTGAACCAAAAAATAGACTGGAACAAATGGCACAATTAAGTGATGATGCTGTTGCACCAGAATAATTATGAGATTAATAATTATAATTTTATTCTGTATAAGTTTGGTTGGTTGTAGTAAGGGAGACTTTGACCCAACGATTACCATAATTAAAGAGGTAATTAAGTCAACAAAATCAAAGACTTACGAGGATAAAAAAGAATAATTATTTACTTGCAATTGAATAAAAAGTATGGTATAATAGTAGGTGTTTTTTATGTTTAAAATAATAAGTATAATATTTGTTTTGTTAGTGTGGAGTTTTATATTGACAGCAACATTTAATATAATATAATAAAGGAGGAAGTATGTATATAGATAAAGCAGTTGTTAATTCGTATGACTACCCTTGGAGTAAAGGTAAGCAAGGTAAGACATTGCAATTAGAGAACTCTTTAAAAGTAGAGAGAATAAGATTAAAAAAATTATTGCCTTTGCTTGAAGAGTTTGAAGAAACAATGGAACACTACAATACGAAAGTAACATTGACAATAAATATAGAACCAAGTAAAGAAGACTAATGATTAAAAGTTTATGTGCTACATTATTGTTGTTATGTAATACAACATTTAATTTTCAAGAGGACTTTACTTACAATAGTAATAAAGAATTTATTGAAGGTGTAAAGAATTGTGCAGTATCTTATAATTCTTATACACCTAATCAATTAAGAATACCTATTGAAATAGTTGTAGGTCAAGCAGTATTAGAGAGTGACTGGGGTAAGTCAAGGTTTGCAGTTAAGGGAAATAATTTATATGGTATAAGAACATACAAATTAACTGAACCACACATTAAACCTTTAAGAAATAAAGACGCAGGGTTTGGATTAAAAGTTTATCCTACTAAATGTTTATCAGTTGTAGATTATATTGAAACATTACAGACACATCATAGTTATGTAGATTTTAGAGAAGCACTAATTAAAATGTGGTCAGTAGATGAATACGATATATTCTTATTGACTGAACTACTATATAATTATTCAGCAGATGAATACTACGCAGTAAAATTACAAGACGCAATCAATTACATAAATGAAAGGGGATACTTGTATGGCAGGGAATAAAAAATTTGACATTGACTTAAAGTATGGACAGATTAGAGAAGATAAAGTTAGAGAAATGTTTTCTAAATGTCAGATAGAAGTTAAGTCGGAGAGAAGTTGGTGGAAGAGGACAGGTAACATTGCAATAGAGTATGAGTATCGAGGGAAACCTAGCGGTATCTATGCAACAACATCTGATTACTGGTTTCACAGACTAGAGGGTGACAGGGATGAGTTTTGTACACTTGTTTTTAAAACATCTATACTAAAGGGAATTGTAGATAAGTATAAAGATAAGCTAACAAAAAATGTTGGGGATAACAAAGCGAGTAAGTGTGTACTTATTCCAATCAAAGACATATTTAACAAGGAGTTTTATGGAAATGTTTGATGATATAGAAGAAATAAAAAAAGAGATACAAGAGCATGAAGGTTTTAGAGATACTATATATAGTGACTCTCTAGGATTTGACACAATAGGTTGGGGTCATTTGATAAAAGACACCGACAATTTTGAGAAAGGAAAAGCATATAGTAAAGATGAGTTGCAAGAAGTTTTTGATGAAGACTTTCAAAGTGCATGGGACAATGCAAATAGTTTAGTCAAAGAACGATTGACCAACACAGACTTTCAATTACTAGATATAAATAGAAAGATGAAAGTTATATCTATACTATGTAATATGTGTTTTCAATTAGGCAAGGCAGGTGTAGGTAAGTTTAAAAAGATGTTTGAAAATGTTGCCAAACTAAATTTTAAAGAAGCAAGTTTGGAAATGTTGGACAGCAGATGGGCAAAGCAGACACCTAATCGTGCTAAATATTTAAGTGACAAGATGTCGCAGGTATAAAATAAATTTATATTTGCCTTGATGTTGCCACATTTATATGGTATAATACTATCTAAATTAAATATTTTAAATAACTATGTTAAAGATTATTAATAGTTATTATT